ATTGATCTTTCTAACCGACAAAACACCTCAATCGGGCACGATCCTTTTGAATCAGATTGAACATGCCTGAATCAGACCAGATCGCTTTAGATCAGGCTCAATCGAGAATAGGAGGTGTGCCAACTCCACGTATTCACTCCAAACTCAATGATTTGCCGTCCAAAGGGCAAGAGATGATCGACTTTGCAGCTGAAGTCGGTATCCCACTTATGGAATGGCAGAAGTTTGTTGCAATTCATGGGCACAAAATCAAGCCAGATGGTAGATGGCATCATTCCGAGAATGGGCTAGTGATCGCTCGGCAAAATGGCAAGTCCACATTCATGATGCTCAGGATGCTGACAGGTGCTTACGTCTGGGGCGAAGGTTTGCAACTTGCATCAGCTCACAGACTTACCACATCCCTGGAAACTTTTAGACAGATAATTGCTTTAATTGAGGAAAATGACAAACTTGCATCCGAGGTCAAAAAGATCCGATGGCAACATGGTGCAGAAGAATTGGAACTTAAAGGCAATCGCAGAATTGTAATTAAGGCAAGCAACAACGCCTCACGTGGTATTTCCAAACCTGAAACAATCCACATGGATGAGTTGCGAGAATATAAAGACCAAGATGCCTGGTCATCAATGAGATACACCATGATCAGTGCAAAGAATCCGCAAACGTGGATTTATAGCAACGCTGGCGATCAACATTCGATTGTTTTAAACTCTTTACGTAGTAGAGCCTTAGCAGCTGCTGGAGGTGCAAATGATGATATTGGTTGGTTTGAATGGAGCGCAGAGCCTAACGCTCCTATCACCCTTCCGTCGGGTGAGCCGAACTGGGAAGCGTTCGCTCAAGCCAATCCATCATTAGGAATTACAATTCACCAGGATAATTTGCGATCTGTAATAAATGATCCGCCGGACATTGTAAGGACAGAAGTATTTTGTCAGTGGGTAGATACGATCAATTCAGTTGTAGATGCACAAAAGTGGCAATCATGTGCAATTGATCCGATTCCACTAGATCCAGAGAAAACAATGTGGATGGGATTAGATTTAAGTCCAGATCGTAAGTTTGGAGCATTAGTTGCTGCTCAAAGATTGCCAGGAGAGAGATTCTATGTGCAACTGCTTCATACCTGGGCAAATGACTTTTCATTAAACGATTTAGCAATTGCCAACGATGTCGCTCCGTATTATCGCAAATACCAGGTGGAAACTATTGCGTATAGCAAAAGGACAGCTGCTGCAGTTGCCAGCCGATTACAGCAAGCAGGAATTCCCACGACTGACATGGATGGGGCGATTTACAGCGAATCCTGCGACAGATGGCTTGGAGCGATTAACAGCCATCGTTTACAGCATGGAGATCAAGAAGAATTAACTCAACAGGTTTTATCAGCTGCAAGATTACCTTTTGGCGATGGTGCTTGGATTATTGGCAGAAGGGCATCAAGGGTTGCAGTTTGTGCAGCCGTTGCCACAGCTCTCGTTTCATACTTTGCGACACAGGTCGAAACTGAGGTTGATGTACAAATCGGATAAAGCGGACATAAGGTATAATATACGCCAATGGGAATCTTTGATCGCTTTGTAACAAATCAAGCACCAGTATCAACCACAGATGTTGAAGCTGCTGCAATACCTTTTAATTTACAGCAAGCCTTTGGTGGTTTGTTTTTAGGTGCACAAACTGCATCACGTGAGCAAGCCATGTCAGTGCCATCAGTTGCCAGAGCACGCAACATTATTTGTAGCACAGTCGGATCGTTACCAATCGAAAGTTACAATCATTTCACAAGAGAGCATTTGCGACCACAGCGTTCAATTATGCAACCAGATCCTCGAATTGCTGGATCTGCTATTTATGCCTGGTTGGCAGAGGATTTATTATTCACAGGATTTGCTTATGGCGTTGTTTTGGACAGCTACTCCTCAACGGATGGCAGTCGCATTCGTGCATGGACAAGAGTTTCTCCAGAAAGAGTTACATACAATACAAACGCAGCACAAACAGAAATCACTGAGTATTTAATTGATGGAATGCACATTCCTCAAAGTGGTGTTGGCTCAATAATTGTATTCAGTGGATTAGATGAAGGTGTGCTTAATCGTGCAGGTCGCACAATACGCGCAGCACTAGAATTAGAAAAAGCGGCTGAGTTATACGCAAAAGAGCCAGTGCCTACAATGGTGCTCAAATCAAATGGCACAAATTTAACTCCAGAGCGAATTACAAGATTGTTAGAAAGTTGGAAAACCGCTAGATCAACACGTGCAACTGCATTCTTAAACGCAGATGTAGAATTAACTGCACTTGGTTTCGATCCTGCTAAATTACAATTAAATGAAGCCAGAATGTACGTCAGTTTAGAATTGGCAAGAGCCTGTGGCATTCCGGCCAGTTTCTTATCTGCTGAAACAACTAGCATGACATACAGCACAACTGTTATGGAACGCAAAGCCCTTATCGATTTCAGCTTGAGATCCGTAATCACTCCGATCGAGCAAAGACTATCTGCTGCAGATTTTGTGCCGAATGGTGTTGAGGTTCGCTTTGACATTGATGATTTCTTACGTGGATCAGCATTAGAGCGTGCACAAGTTTACGAAATTCTAAACCGAATCGGTGCGATGAGCATTGAGCAAATACAAGAGGAGGAGGACTTAATCCGATGAAGATTAATTTCCCAGTAACACTGACCGCAGCCGATAACCGCAAGAGAACAATCTCAGGAACGATTGTTACTTGGGGCGAAAAAGGCAACACATCAGCAGGAGCAACAGTTTTTGAAAAAGGCAGCATCGATTTCTCAAAGCCAGTTAAGTTATTGCTTGAGCATGATCGCACACGCCCAATTGGCAAGTTAATGGACATTACAGCTGATGACAATGGAATTGAAGCAACGTTTAAAATCGCTGGCACAATCGCTGGAGATGATTCTTTGCTAGAAGCTGCAGAAGGTTTAAGAGATGGTTTTAGCGTAGGCGTAATGGTAGATGACTGGGAAAACAAAGCAGGAGTTATGTCTATCAGTGCAGCCAAGTTAATTGAGGTCAGTCTAGTAACCGATCCAGCGATAGATAGCGCAAGAGTTGCAGATGTAGCAGCAACCGAAGCAACACCAAAGAATTCCGAAGCAACCGCTGCGGAAGAACAACCACAGGAGGACAAAGTGTCTGAGATTAATTCAGAAGCCCCTATCGCAACCGAAGCGGTAGAAGCGGCAAAACTTGAGCCAGTGGCAGTTAGTGCAGCAACACCAGTTGCTTACACAAAGCCGCGCTCACCAATCACAAACAAAGCAACATACCTAGAGCACTCAGTACGTGCAGCACTAGGAAATGATGAGAGCAAGTTATATGTTCGCGCTGCAGATGACACAACATCAAACAACGCAGGACTTGTTCCAACACGTCAATTGACAGAAATCATCAACCCACTATCAAACGCAGATCGTCCAGCAGTAGACAGCGTTTCACGTGGCGTTCTACCTGATGCAGGCATGTCATTCGAAATCCCTAAAATCACAGTCGTTCCTGTGGTTCAAGAGGAAACTGAAGCAGATGCAATTATCGAAACAGGATTGACAAACTCATTCTTAACTGTAAACGTTAAGAAGTACGCTGGCGGACAAACATTCTCAGTTGAGTTGTTAGATCGCTCATCACCAGCATTCTTTGACGAGTTAGTTAAGCAAATGGAATTCGCTTACATCAAGGCAACAGATGTTGCAGTTATCGCTGGCTTAGTTGCTGGTGGAACAGATGGCGGAAACCGCACACTAGATGCAGCAGGACTTCTTGATTTCGTATCAGATGGATCTGTTTCAATCTACAAGAACACACTTGGAACAGCAACAAACATTCTTGTTTCACCAGAGCAATTTGGTGCAATCATGAACCTTGCTGACAATGGTCGCCCAATTTACCAAAACTTAATTGGCAACCAAAATCAAGGTGGAAACCTAACTGGTCAATCACTTGGCGGAAACTTGCTTGGATTAAACCTTCGAGTATCTCGCAACATGGCAACTGGCGCACCAACAGCTGATGATTCATTGATCCTAATCAATCCAGATTCATACACATGGTACGAGTCAGCCCGCACCCGTCTACAAACCAACGTTGCCCTAAATGGTCAAATTGAGGTTTCTTACTACGGATACGGCGCACTAGCAACAAAGGTAGGCGCAGGCGCATACCGATTCATGGTTGCATAGTCAGTAAGTAAATCAGTGCCTGGGGTTGCTCCCGATCTCAGGCATCTTTTAATGGGAGTTTAGAGAGGAAGATATGCCATCAATTATCACAGCCACCGAGTTGCGATCAGTGCTTGGCGTATCTTCATCTCTTTATTCCGACAGTTATTTAAATGAAATTATTGATACCGCAGAAGGCGTGATCCTTCCAATGTTGGTTTCTTTCAAGAGCCCTATTCAAGAGGCTGAATTAGAATCAAATGTAGCAACTTTTACTACTCTAGGCATTCACGAATTTACAGAAGGTCAATCAGTAGTCATCGCAGGATGTGGAGCACCTTACAATGGAACACGCACAATCCTTGCAGATAATCTTGGACAATATACATTCTCATGCGCCATTACAAACGCAAATGTGGCGAGCGCAAATATCATCCCATCAGGAACTGCAACCCTTACAGCTGCTGCAACTTATGTTGGCAACCAACCAGTACGCTCAGCAACCTTCGCAGTATCTTTAGAAGTATTTCAATCTCGCCTCGCAGGAGGAGGTCAGATCGAAGGCGTAGATTTTACAGCAACACCATTCAGAATGGGTCGTTCATTATTTAATCGTTGCGTTGGTTTACTTGGCGCATACATAGATGTTGAAAGCATGGCTCAATAATGCCAGCCTCAACAATCCTTTCATCAGTTAGACAACCACTTGCCACAGCACTTGCTGGCGTAGCAGGTAATGTTTATTCATTTGTTCCAGAAAGCGTTATACCACCGGCAGTCGTTGTCGTTCCAGATAGCCCTTACTTGGAATTAGAAACAATCAGCAAGTCTGCTATTCGCACAAAGATCAATATGACAATTTCAGTCGCAGTTGCTTACAACTCAAATCCAGCAAGCCTGGACAATATCGAGCAGCTCATCCTAAGTGTTCTGGCAGTGATCCCAGCAGGATACATCGTCAGCTCGGTCGAAAGACCTACAGTTACACAAGTTGGAGCATCTACTTTGCTTATTAGCGATGTAAGAGTTTCTACCTACTACACACAAACCGCATAAAGGAGAATCATGGCAACCACAGTAATCACAGGTCGCGATATTTCTTTGTCTTTCACAGGTGGAACAGACATCGAAGCACAAGCGAC